TCACCAATGCAGATGTATTGGAAAAGAATATTATCCCAGCAGGAAACGCTGCGCTCTCTGGACTATCAACCTATGTCGGAAATGCCAATGCTGAAGCTGCAATTCTGGCTATCTCAGTCGAAATATTTCAAGCAAGAACCGCAGCAGGCGGATCAATAGAAGGCTTAGATTTTGCAGTAACCCCTTACCGCCTTTCTAAGAATTTACTTGCCAAGGTAACTGGCCTTCTAGGGCCTTATCTTGATGTTGAAACTATGGTGGGCTAATGCCTATCTCGACAGATGTTCGCGGAGCAATTAAAACCGCTTTATCAACAGTTAGCGCTAATATCTACGACTCAGTTCCAGAAGCACCTATCGTCCCAGCTATTGTCATAATTCCAGACTCGCCCTATATGGAGCTTGAAGTCTTAGGTAAAGTTACTACTAGAGTTAAATTAAATTACACCATCACCGCTTGCGTTGCATATTTCAGCAACGCCGCAGCTCTGGATAATTTGGAGCAATTAGTTATGAGTATTCTTGGTAAGTTAAACGCTTCCAAGTATGAGTTATCAATAGTCGAAAGACCTTCGGTAACTGAAGTAGGAACAACAACCCTGCTAGTTTCAGATATACGCTTGAGCGTCCGCTACGAGCAAACCGCATAGGAGACCCAATAAATGAGCACTACAATAATTACGGGGCGCGATGTAACCTTCACTCTTGATACGAAGCCATACGACGCTCAAACAACTTCAGCAACTTTGTCTGCTGAAACAATTATCGAGACTTATCAAACTCTTGATGGTCGCGCTTATAAGTCAGTTGATAAGCAATGGACTTTCACAATTGAATTACTTCAGGACTGGGGTGCTTCTGGCGCTCACGGTTCCCTATTTGAGTCAATGTGGAATAACGCTGAGCAAAACCCAAATAGCACAGTTCAGGTAGTTTTTACCGCAGTAACTGGAGCAGTATTTACTTTCAATGTATTACCTATCTTCCCAACAGCTGGCGGAGCAGCACCAGGAGCTCTAACCGACACTTGGGCTCTTACAGTAGTTGGAACACCTTCAGAGTCTTACACCTAATAGATCGGAGCATCGGGAGCTATGAAGTCGCAAATAAAAATTGAATATAACTCGGGCGAGGAAGCAACTTATATTGCCCAACCGCCCGAGTATGCCAAATGGGAGAAAGCAACTGGCAAGACGATTGGCGAATTAGGCGGTGTCTGGGACATTATGTTTCTGGCATATAACGCAATGAAACGCGAAGCGGCTGGCAAGCCAGTTAAATCTTTCGAAATATGGATGGAGACAGTTGCCGACATTGATGTGGTGAACGAAAACCCAAAAGCCACAGCGCTGGAAGCCTAAACTATCTTCTAACGCTTCTGGCAATTGAGACGCGGATTCCTAAACAATATTGGGATGATGCCGAAGATGTCTTGACAGCCTTGGAAATACTAAAGGAGAGAAACGGTGGCAAGTGATCCGATTACTTATGATCGTAGTGAGCTACGCGATATTCTCAAAGCCTTTAAAGCAATGGATGAGCAAGCAATCCAAGAAGCTAGAACCGAAAGTAGCGCCCTTGCAACCTACGCAGCCAATCAAATTAAAGTCAGCGCTCTGGGACGAACAGTCGCGGGTGCTGGTGTTCGCAGAGTTGCCGAAGGTGTCCGCATCAGCAAGTCATCCAAGATTGGCGAATTCTCTTATGGATTTGCATCTCAAAGGTTTTCTGGTGGCGCAACGACGCAGAAGCTCTGGGCAGGACTTGAATTTGGAAGTAACCGCTATCGCCAGTTCCCCAGACGCACTCCCAACAGAGGACGCGGCAATTCTGGCTATTTCATCTACCCAACACTTCGCAAGATTCAGCCTGAATTAGTGCGCAAATGGGAAGAAGCTTTTGCTGCAATTGTAAAGAAATGGGGATAACTAATGGCTGGTAATAGAACGCTCAAGTTATCCATCCTTGCGGATGTTGACGATTTAAAGAAAAAGCTTGGTCAAGGTGAAAAAGAAGTTGAAGGCTTTGGCAACAAGCTAGGAGAATTTGGAAAGAAAGCCGCTGCTGCCTTTGCTGTTGCTGCTGCTGCAGCAGCTGCTTATGCTGGTAAATTGTTAGTAGATGGCGTTAAAGCAGCTATTGAAGATGAAAAGGCCCAAGTCAGGCTGGCCCAGACTTTGGAAAATACAACTGGTGCTACCAAAGAACAGATAAAAGCGGTAGAAGATCAAATTCTAAAAATGTCTTTGGCTACTGGTGTGGCCGATGACAAACTAAGACCTTCTTTTGAAAAGCTAGTCAGAGCAACTAATGATGTTGAAAAAGCGCAGAAATTACAGACTTTAGCTCTGGATATTGCTGCTGGTTCTGGTAAAGATTTAGAGACAGTAAGCATTGCTTTAGCTAAGGCCTATGATGGAAATAATTCTTCATTAACTAGACTTGGCGTTGGTTTATCATCAGCTGAATTAAAGTCATTAAGTTTTGACCAAGTTACCAAAAAATTATCTGAAACTTTTGGTGGTCAAGCTTCACTTCAGGCAGATACTTTTAGTGGCAAGATGGCAAGAATGCAGGTTGCCTTTGATGAGGCTAAAGAATCTGTGGGCGCTAGATTATTGCCTATTCTGACTCAATTGCTAGATGCTTTCAATACTAAAGTAGGCCCAGCGGTTCAATCAATTCAAGATAAGTTAAAACCTTTGACTAAAGCTATTGATGATAATAAAGAGGAATTTACCGCGCTTTGGAACTTTCTAAATAAATATATTGTCCCTATAATGACCGGTGCTTTAAAAACAGCTTTTAGCGGCATAGTAACTGGCATTACCGCAGTAGTTAATATCGTAGGCAAAGCAGTCAATTTCTTTAAAGATTTATATGATGCTTATAAGAAAATTGTAGATTTTATAAAAAATAATCCATTAACTAACCTTCTGGGCAAATTGAATCCTTTTAGCAATTCTAGCTTTGGTGGAGCAGATTTTTCAATTGGCGGCAGTGGTAACGAAGTAGATGAGTTAGGTCGCCCAGTTGTGGTCAATGCTGGCGGTGGAGGTGCTGGTGGCGGTGCTGGTGGCGGTGGCAGTTCTACAACGCCTAGAGGTGGCACACTTGATGGCGCTAAAGTTTATGAAGTTAATGGCAGAAAAATATTGGTTCCCGCTGGTTTAGATGAGGATCAAGCCCAAGCTTATGCGGAACGAGTAGCTGCATCAATACAAAGAAAAGAAGATTTGATTGCCGAGACTGCAAGAATCCGCGAAGGAATAGCAGCTCGTAATGCTGGAAATACTACTGCCACAGATGCTGGGAGCCAAGCTATAGTCATCAATGTAAATGCTGCTTCGGTAATTGATAGCGAAGGATTTACCAGAGCAGTTATAGATGCTTTGAATGAAAGCCAAAGCAGAACTGGCGCACTAGATAATTTGGCAATATGACAATTTGGAGCCCAACTTATCGGGTCAAGGTAAATGGCTCGACAGTTACTAACACCACTCTTAGTGGGTTAAGCATCACCTCTGGTCGCACCGATATTTATACTCAGCCCCTTGCTGGATACTGCAACCTAACCCTGATTGAGACTGCTCAAGCTTCTATACCCTATGATATTAATGATGCGGTAACAGTAGAAGTCCAAAACTCAAGCAATGCTTATGTAACATTATTTGGCGGATTTATTACCGATTTAAATGTAACGGTCCAGACTTCTGGCTCTACTGCTACCAGCCAACAAATCAAAATAACCGCTGTTGGAGCCCTAGCTCGATTGGCCAGAGCAGTATATACAGGCAACTTTGCTCATCAATTTGATGGCGACCGAATTGCTGAATTGCTTGAAGGGGTCCTATTTGACCAATGGAATGAAGTGCCAGCAGCTGAATCTTGGAACGCTTATGATCCAGCAGTTCAATGGCTCGATGCTGAAAATACTGGATATGGAGAAATCGATACCCCAGGAGATTATGAGCTTCATTCCGAAAGTAATCTAAACGATACAGTTTATAACCTAGCTTCCCGCTTTGCTACTAGCGGACTCGGTTATTTATATGAGGATTCTTCGGGCCGCATTTCTTATGCAGACTCAACTCATCGAGCCCAATATCTTGGCCTAAATGGATATGTTGATTTAGATGGCGCTCACTCAATCGGCCCGGGATTATCAATCGTCAAACGCGCTGGAGATGTTAGAAACTCTATAACTATTGCTTATGGCTCAAATGGAAGCCAAAGCGTTACTGATGAAGATGCCAGCTCAATCACAGCCTATGGAGAATTGGCGACCACAATTTCCACTACTCTTAGAAATCAAAGTGATGCCGAGGATCAAGCTGCTTTCTATCTACTTATCAGAGCCTTCCCTCAATTTGGGCTAAGACAGATAACCTTCCCAGTCGGGAGCCCCGAGATTGATAATACTGACCGAGATGCCCTTCTAGGGGTCTTTATGGGTATGCCTATCAATGTCATTAACCTGCCAGCCAATATGGTAAATGGCGAGTTTCAAGGATTCGTAGAAGGTTGGACTTGGACAGCCAGCCTTAATCGGTTAAATCTAACTATGAATATATCGCCAGTAGCATTCTCGCTACAGGCTTTCAAGTGGAGCGATGTGCCAGCCACAGAACTCTGGAATACAATTAACCCAGCTTTGGACTGGCTTAACGCTACAATAGTTGCCTAAGGAGAATAGATGCCAACGACAAGTAATTTCGGATGGACAACCCCAGCCGATACAGATTTAGTTAAGGATGGAGCCGCTGCTATCCGCACTTTGGGTAATGGCGTAGATGCTTCATTAGTTGATCTCAAAGGTGGGACGACTGGTCAGGTATTAAGCAAAGCCACAAATACCGATTTAGATTATACTTGGATAACTCCAAATGTCGGAGATATAACTGAGGTCCAAGCTGGAACTGGTATTTCAGTAGCTTCAGGAACTGGCCCAATCCCAGTAGTAACTAACACAGTTGCCACAGCTATTGATGCCAAGGGCGACTTAATCGTAGGCACAGGAGCAGATACATTCGCCCGCCTAGCAGTAGGAACTAACGGGCACACACTTGTAGCGGATAGTGGAGCAGCCACAGGACTTGCCTACTCTGCTGGAATCCCTGTCGTTCTAAATGCTCAAACTGCGACTTATACAGTTGTCCTAGGTGATGCCTACAAACTGGTCACAATGTCTGTGGCTAGTGCTAATGACTTTCAAATCCCAACCAATGCCAATGTTGCTTTCCCAGTTGGCACAGTAATCAATGTTATTCAAATCGGAGCAGGTCAGACAACTATCAAGGCTGTTACTTCAGGAACTACTACGATCTCATCAACTGGAGCAACTGCCACAGCTCCTAAGTTAAGAGCGCAGTATTCGGCTGCATCCTGTATCAAGGTTGCAACTGACACTTGGTATGTAGTAGGAGATATATCGTAATGACTTTAGTCGGGATTATTGCTAGTCAAAATTATCCGCGAATAGTAAATTTGACGGTAGATTATTTAGTAGTGGCTGGCGGTGGAGCTGGTGGAACTTATTTTGGTGGCGGTGGCGGCGCAGGCGGTTTGCGTTGCACAGTTACCGCAACAGGTGGCGGTGGTAGTTTAGAGAGTGCCTTAACTTTACAAACTGGAACTAATTACACAGTAACTATCGGAGCAGGCGGCGTAGGCGTTAATTCAGGTTATCCAACAAGCGGTAATAATTCAATATTTAGCACTATTACATCAGACGGTGGCGGTTATGGTGGCGAGTTTAATCGTAATCCTGCTAATGGTGGTAGCGGCGGCGGCGGTTCAACTAATTCTAGTTCTAATCAAACTGGTGGAACAGGAACATCAAATCAAGGTAGAAATGGTGGCACTAGCGTTTGGGACGGAACTAATCGTTCTACGGCTGGCGGTGGTGGAGCAGATACAGCTGGAAGTGCTAATAGTGGTTCTAATGGTGGAAATGGTGGTAATGGTGTAGCTACATCAATTACTGGTTCATCAGTTACTTATGCTGGCGGCGGCGGTGGGTGTTCTTATGGTGGAACTCAAGGCTCTGGTGGCACAGGTGGCGGTGGAAATGGTGGCACTAGATCAACGCCTGCACCTACTAATGGTGAAGCAAACAAGGGCGCTGGTGGCGGCGGCGCTGGAGATGGTCCTTCAGGTAGTCCAGGTGGTTATGCCGCTGGTTCTGGCGGCTCAGGCGTAGTTATTTTGCGTTATCCAGATACTAGAACAATTACTTTTGGCTCAGGTGTAACAGGCACAGAAAGCGCAGCTAGCGGTGGATATAAGAGAGCGACAATAACTGCTGGCACAGGAAATGTGAGTTGGTCATAATGGCACATTACGCGTTCTTAGATATAAACAATGTAGTAACTGAGGTTATTACTGGAATAGATGAAACTGAACTTATCGAAGGTTTAGATACAGAAACTTGGTATGGAAACTTTAGAGGCCAAGTATGCAAGCGCACCTCATACAATAACAATATTCGCAAGCAATATGCAGGAATTGGATTTAGCTATGATCCTGTAGCAGATGTATTTATTGCGCCACAGCCTTATCCATCTTGGTCGCTAGATGATAATTATGATTGGCAACCGCCAACACCTAGACCTGAAGAAGGCTTTTGGTATTGGGATGAGGCAACCCTTAGCTGGGTTGAGGCTTAGCACAATCCCTCAAAATAATGCCTAAATTATGTGCAGCTGGAATTCAATTAAGGGAGCAAATTGATGACGATTATCCTGATCGCGATAGGAAGTCTGATGGCTGGATTGCTGACGCTAGGCATCTTGCTAAGGGGAATTCTGACCATATACCAGACGCTGGACGAAATGGAATCGTCAGAGCTATAGATATTGATTCTGATCTATCATCTCATAAAGAAGAAGCTTATGCTCTGGTCGAGAAGATTCGTAAATGCGCCAAGCAAGGCGATAAACGCATTAAATATATTATCTTTGATGGCAAAATTATGAGTCCGATACTCAATTGGAAGCGCAGAACTTATAAAGGTTCAAATCCGCACCGGTCGCATTTCCATATTTCATTTACAACTTTGGGAGACAAAGATGGCAGTTATTTTAACCTCGAAGGAGACATTAATGAACGACCTAAAGAAAGCAGCAGAGAGCTGGGCAAAGACATTCCTAGCGACAGCCCTAGCGACTTACCTAGCAGTCGGCCTAGATGTCGATGCAATTGCCAATGCCGCTCTAGTGTCAGTCTTGCCTAGCATCATAAATTGGCTTAACCCTAACTACGAGCGCTACGGCAGAGTCAAGTAATGCCAGCACCTGAGCTTGCAACCTTAGTTGCCTCAGTATTGGGATCTATTGCCCTACTGATTGCTGGCCTCCGCTACATAATTAAATTGGAGAATATCCCCATAGTGTCGCGCCTTGATAAGATGGAGTCTCAGCTAGAATTAGCCCTAGCGAAGGGAGTCCGAAATGGCAACGCGAAAGCGCGTAAGTAAGAAGCCAGTCAAGCGTCCGAAAAGACGCAGGACTACTAAAGAAACCCCATTAACAAAGCTTGATTTCTGGGCTATTGCTGCTAATGAAGTTTATAAAGCCTGTCGCAGAGCAGGAATGGACGAAGGCACTTCGCTTGCTTTTGCTATGGATCGTAGCTCTTATCCCGATTGGATAGTTCCTGCCGATGACCCAATTAAGAAGATTGGTTGGGAAGATGGAGAAGAGGACAACTAATCTACTTTCGAGAGGTTGAACTCTTTGAGGCTCTTAAGTCGCTTTATCCAGACTTAACGCCCCTTTCAGCGACCGACCGAGCAGATGGCATTACCAGCGATTCCTATATTGAGCTCAAATGCCGAAGGACCCACTACGAAACCCTTATGATTGAGAAGAAGAAATGGGATTATCTGGCCGATATAAGGGCTAGAACGGGCGCTAAGACCCTTTATATCAATTCAACCCCTCACGGGGTCTATCAGTTTGATTTAGGGGCTCTAATCGAGCCTGAATGGGCTTTGAAGCGGTTGCCTATAACTACTGACTTTGGCAATAAAGCCACTAATGAGCGACTGGCTGGTTTTTTAGATATACGACTCGCCGACTTATTGCTGGTCTAAATAGATTTAATCAAATACATTTAGCCCGTTAATCCATTTAGGGATTACAGAACGGGAGCAAAATGGTA